TTACAGCATTACTATCTTGAAAGGCAAGTGTACCTAACTCACCGTTGGTGCTGACCTGATTGGGTTTTGAACCTAAAAGACTTGGCATTATTTATCTCCTGACCAGATTCTGACTGGATTTGCTGGGTATACTTGATATTCTTCTAATCCTTCAACATCACCAAAATGGCGGATATTTACATGGAATCCCTCTAAGTCAACCATAATCGGATTACCTTCTGAATCAGATAGCCCTGTAGGCTTGTATATGATTCCAATGACATCAATGTTGTCAAAGTTCGCTACGTCATAACCCTCGTTAGCCTCTATGCCAAACTCCTCGTTAGCTTCCACGACACCTTCTTTACGGTATAGGATAGACTTGGCTTGTGCTTCATCTGTAAATTTTAAGTGATAGTCCATGATGTTCCTTATACGGTGGTAAGACCAGTAATTTCTGCAGAGGTAAGTTGTTTAGGATAATAGGCAAATTTCTTAATTGAATTATTACTTAATCCACTAGAACTAAAATCTAAAAGAATATGTGTTGCATTAATAAGTCCAGTAGTATCTGTTGCAAGAGTTCCTGAGTTTTTAATCCCTGTAAAATTATTAGTTTTTATAGTAAATGCTGCTTTAATATTAGAATCACTTGTAATAGCACCTAAACTTAAATCGCATTGAACTGTACCATCTGGTGTTACATATTGACCTCGTATATCACTACCTGTTCTAAATCTAAATGATTGAGTTGCTGTACTTCCTCTAATTTCAGATACATAAGAACCTACTGTTGAAGTTCCAGTATTGCGTACAAAATCAACAAACATAGTTCCTTCATCTCCACGATACCAGCTACTAAAGTTTGTGCCAGTTAGACTAGCTGCATCTGCAGGACGAGTGACTTGAGAAGCCACGGTGGGGATGTAGGATGTAGCAAATGCCCCAGCTTCTACTTGAGCACCCCAAACTGCTATAGAGTTTGTACTTGTTGTATCATCTGTTAAAAATGCTTGAAAATTAAAAGTGGTATTTGTACTATTGTTAGTAATCTCAAGAGAAACCCTATACCAACCATTACCAACAGAAGTAATTGAATATGTACCATCACTAGATAAAAAAGCCCCTGTTTGAGCATTAATTCTTACAAATTTAGCTACAGCCGTTCCTCCAGTTAAAGCTAATCTAAATCTAAAACTAGTTGAACCTGATAAATATTTTACATAAATTGAGGCTGTATATGTTGCTGCATTAGCGGCAATAGTTTCTATTTTAAAAAGTCCACTATTTGCAGCAGATGTTGTAGCAAAATCAGATGTCAGTAATCCATCAGGAGCAACAACTTGATTAGCTGTTACAGTACAATTAGATTTACTCCAAGCACCATTATCAATTTGCTCTGAGTAAGTCAGCAAATTAACCCTCTGCTCCTCAATCAACAACCCTAAACTCTCGCCAGTAGTTGGATTATGGTCAAACCTAGCCACACCGCTTGCTGCTGTTTGTAGGGCTGGGATGTAGTTTGTGATGGCTGCTGTGGTGGTTGGTGTGTAGGCTGTTACGGCAGAGCGTTGTTCTAGTTGAGCACCCCAAATAAATATACCATCTGTTCCATTAGCTGTAATATTTGTATTACCACTTCCATCAGCAATCATATACCTATTGGTTGTTTGAGGATTAGTATAAACAATACTACAACGATACCAGCCATTTCCTACAGAAGTAATAGTAGCACTAGAAACAGTTGCTGCAGTTGAACCAACAACTCCATTTGTTAAATCAAACCATGTAAAAGTAGAAAATGATGCTCCAAAACCAAGAGCTATCCAAGATTTATTTTGAGCTTTTGCATAAATAGAAACAGATTGTCCTGTTAATCCATCTTGCCTAATTACTCTAAATGTCCCTGTACTAGATGGATACATTAAAGAACCTGTACTAGTTCCATCAGGTGCAGTAGTAGTGTTTGCAGTTATACTAACTGATGCTGGATTCCAATTACCACCTGTTACAAAATCTTGACTATATAAATACAAATTCTCCTCAGCCTTAGCCGTAGTTTTACCATCATAGAACGTAGCAGTAGAAGCCCGTGTAAACGTAATGCGAGGGTCTAGTTGTTTAGTGTTAGCAAAGTCTAGTAGTAGAGAAGGTCTAACTGAGTGACGAACAGGTTCATTACCTAAAGCAACAGCACTAGCGGCAGCAGCACTTGTAGCAGCCGCACTAGCAGAGCCAGCAGAAGCTGTAGCAGATGTTGAAGCAGCACTTGCACTAGCACTTGCAGCAGATGCAGAGGCAGCAGCAGCATTTTTATTAGCTGTAGAATTAGTTGCAGCATCTTGAACAGCAGCAATACTACCATATATATTCAAAGCATTAGCAGTAGCATTAGATGCATTAGTTGCAGATGTTGCTGCAGATGTAGCACTTGTTGCAGCACTAGTTGCAGAAGAACTAGCATTAGAAGCAGATGTGCTTGCATTAGTTGCTGAGGTAGCAGCAGAGGTAGCACTATTACTAGCATTAGTAACAGCAGTGTTCATTGCTGTTGTATTACCATATATTGCTAATGCACTAGCCGCACTGTTAGCTGAATTAGTTGCACTTGTACTAGCAGCAGTAGCTTGATTGGTAGCTGTTGCTGCACTATCAGCAGCATCAGAAGCACTACCACTAGCACCACCTTCAGATAAGGCAGCAGCAGTTGCACTAGCAGCAGCAGCAGTAGCACTACCTGCAGCAGCAGTCTCACTAGCTAAAGCTCCTGCTACATAACCAGCAACAGTATTAGAAATAGCTACACTATCATTCTTTGCAGACGTTGCTAAGGTAGCAGAAGTTGCAGCTCCTGATTCACTTGCAGCAGCAGCAGTGGCACTTGCAGCAGCGTTTGTGGCAGAGGTAGCTGCTTGTGAAGCATAAGTTTGGACTTGAGAAACGGTTGCATCATTCGTTGCATCACCGCTTCCACCTGCACCACGATATATTGACATAATTAGTCCTTAGCTGTTGGTTTTACTACTACTGTTTTTTCTTTAACTAAACTTTCAGGTTTTGCTTGAGATTTTGGTTCTACGAATTCATATTGAGGATGCTTGTGCATTTCAGCAATGTCATGCTCATACTCAAAGTTAGCAATAGTACCTGATAATAAACATTTAAATTGTGCCATTTTACTCTCCATTAATAAATAATTATGCAAAAACCCCCTACCCTTAACAAAAGAGTAAGAGGTTTAAACCTAATTACTTAGGCTGGAACAGCTAATGCAAAGCAAGCGTTGTCACGTAGCTCTTTAACACCGTACAATGTATCAGCAGTGTATAGAGTACCTAAGTATTCTTGTTTGTATTGAGTTTGTGAACGGATACCTTGTTGTTCAACTAGAACCGCAGCATCTTTGTGACCTAATAAAGCAACACGGCAAGCAGTAGTACCTGAAGTAGTATCAGCATTTGAAGATACAAATACAGGGATACCATACAAGTTACCGATTTCACCGTTACGGATTGTGTTGCCATTACCTTGCTCACCAACAAAAGCTTGCTCAGTGTAACGAGCTAAACCCATTAAGGTGTTGCGTGATGATGGAGGAACCATGAAGAAACGACCTTCCATAGGTACATCGTTATCATCTAGACGTTGAATTGTACGACGAATAGCAGCATCAGTTAATGCACCTAAGCCTGTGTTGGCACCAGCTACATAAGCAGTTGTACCATCAGCACCTGAGTAAGCACCAGCGTATGCAGCATTAGCAGCATTACCACCGTTAAAGCCACGACCTAAACGAACTAGATCAGTGTCTACTTGACGAGATAAAGCATAACCAGCATCTTCAGTGTAGAAACGACGTAGAGATGATAGAGCTTGTACTTCTGTAATATCTTCAATCAAACGTGAGTACTCGTAGTGTTTGTCTACTAATACTTGTACTTCTGTTTCAGTAGCTGCAATCAAGTTAACTTGTGATTCTGCTACTTTAAGTGATGCGTTACCACGAGTAGGAGAAGGGATATGAATTGTATCACCTTTCTTACCAGAGAAAGACATTTTCTTAAATAGGTTAGCTGCTACTAAAGATTTTTTATAGGCAGCGATAATCTCATCACTCCAAATTTCTGGAATGAAGGTATTAGCTGTCGTGTTTGTTACGTGGGATGAGCCTAAAGCCATTTTGTAAATCCTTTTCTAAATTGTTTTTATATTACCCTGTTCTCTCGATAGGCAATCATAATTTCGTTTGCCATGCTATCGTATCGATCAGGATCGGTTTGCATAAGTTTAATAATATCGCTTCGACGATATTTCTTTTTTGATGTAGCTTCAGTAGCTCCTGATGTCCCCATGTCTGCCGATTTAAGTTGTTGCTCTCGGTCTAATTTAGAGGTATCAGTTACTTTCTTAGTATACTCCTGACGTTCAATCCAAGTAGAAAGTAGTTCATCAGCAGAGTCAAAATCATAATCATTCTGTGCCCTGTTGTATAACTCTATTCGTACTTTTGATCCATTTACCCAATTACCAAATTCTTGGCTTGTTGCAATTTCACGGAAGTTAGGATACTTCGTAGCAATCTTATTTTGGACTGCTGCTTGTTTCATAGCTATAGACTGTTGTTTAGCATCCTTGATTGCTGGATGTTCATCAATAGCCCGTTTAGTTGCTTGTATAGGATCAGAGTAAAAGTCGTCATCACTAAGATCTGGTTCTACATCTGTCTGTAAGTTTCTAGAAGTTTGCGTTTTAATAAAGTCATCTACTGTTCGACGTAGTTCGCCTACTTCATTACCTTGTTTACCAATTAGCTTTTCACTTTCTTGGTGCATTGCGATAATATCTTTTAGCGATTTGTTACGGTATTTCTCTGGTAGATCGTCTACAACCTCTTCTTTACTAGCTGAGGTATCTAAAGTTTCCGAGTTGTCAATACTATCAATTGAGTCAGTCTCTAGATCATTAATTAAAACTTCATCTATTACTTGTGCCATATTAAGTCTCCTGTGCATATAAGCATTTTAGGAAAGGAACTAGTTACTTGGCTATCGTAGCTAATCTCTTGGGGTAGCAGCCATTCTGTGCTTTTTTTCCCAAGCAGCTGCTGCACCTGGAAAGCTACCTGAGTATCCTTCTAATGAGATAGTAGGTGTGCTAATCATACGAGTAGCTTTACTATTACATATAGAACACTCAGTGTATTCTGTTGTATTATCTACGTACCGTTCGTCTGTATGTTCACAAACAGTACACTTAAAATCAAGCATTATCCGCATTAAGCAACTCCTCATAGGCTTGTTCTGATACCTGTTGTAGAGAAAGTAACCACTGTAAGATATCTAGTTGACCCTTACGTTTATGGAACCCCTCAAAGTTATCAGTACTACTTATCTGGTTTGTTGCTTCATACATCTTTTCTACATCTTCTATTAGGTCTTTCCACCCTTTAGAGGACATCGTACTAAATCTTTCTTCGTAATAATCTTGTAATTCTCTATCCAAACTATTGCACCTTTACTAAAAATGTGTTATAATAGCTTTACTTATATAATGATTATACCATAAGATTATTTAAAAGTCAAGGGTTATTTTTACTATTCATTTGCATCTTGACAATTTCCCTGTTTTGTGCACTATCTACTGCTTTTAGATTAAGAGTTTTCTCTTTTAGTAGGAGATCAGCAACTTTAACACGACGTTCAAACTCTCTATCGTCACCTTGACCTGCATCTAGGTTAGTAGATAGAGCTGCAACTAGTTTAGCTTTTACTACTTCTGGTTCAAGTTGTGTTTCAACTGCAATTTGTTGTGCTTCTGCTTGTTGTTTACCAGCCTTAGTATTTAGATCTGCAGTTTGTGCTGCCACTAGACCCATTTGTAGCTGTGCTTGCTGCATTTGCATCTGTTGTGCCTGTGGATCTGGTTGTTGTGCTTGAGCTAACTGCTGTAATAGCTGTGTTTTGTTAGCTAAATTAGAAGTTTCTAGGACACCCTGCATTAAAATAGGTAATAGAGGACTATCTGGACCTAGAGTCTTCATTAAATTGATGAATTGTTGTTGTTCTACCTCACGAGCAAGCATACCTAGTGTAGAACTAGGGATAAACTTCCAATCTTGTGTCTTAAAGTGCTCAGGATCAAACTGCATGAACCTCCAAGCTGCCTTCTCTACGAATGGAATAAGGAAACTGTCTTGGAAATTTACTAAAGTACGTTTATTTTTCTTGATAATAGCAGAAAGAGCAAACGACATGTTAGCACCTTCAGGCTGAGTCTGCATTGCTGCAGTATCCATAGTACCTGTAGCTTGTAATAACATCTGTTCGAACTGTTGTGCTGTCTGAATGTTAGCTCCATCTACTGAACCAAACTTAAATGGCATCAAGATTTCTTGAGGATTACCATTAGTAAGAATAGTTTTACCTGGACGTACTTCAAACTTACTACCACGAGGTAGACGAGTAGCGTCCATAGCCATCATAGGCACGGTTGCAAGGGCTAAACTATCTAAGTGGCTACGTAACTGTGCATCAATTGCTTTCTGCATGTTGTAGCCCTTCTCTGCAACGCCACGACCCCAGAAACGATTAGGGATAGTATCATCTTGGTAAGCTACAATAGGACGATCTTTCATCATATAAGGAGATTTCTCTGCCTTAAGAAGAGAGTGTTCATTAGCAATTACTACTACTGCTTCTACTAGATCACCATACTCTTCCATTAACTCACTTACTTCACCAGACTCATCCTCATCACCAAATAAACTAACAATATCTCCATCTTCTTTAAGAGCAGATTCTAGTAGATTTTTAGGAACTAGACCGTAGTAACGTAGTACTCGGATCTTATCATCAGTATACTCTGTATCAATAAAACTAGCTTCTAGATCACTGTCTGGAGTAGAGTCATCACCTAAGTCTTTTACATCACGGTAGATACCTTGATTAATAGCTTGAGCTACTGAGTGTGCAGATACAAACTCTTCAATAGCCACACCCATAGCATCTTCAATAGAAGTAGCATTAGGATCTATAAGGAAGTTCTGAGGATTAACTGGACGTAGAGCTACTCGTACTTTCTCTACTTCTTGTACACCAATAGCAGATACATCTAAACCTTCAATAGGTTGAGTGGTAGGGTATAGTTCTTTAGTCTTCTTAACAGTAATCTCACCAATACCTGTACCATAGATAGAAGCTAGGAGGATTACATCACCTACTGCTTTACGAACCTTATTCTTCTTGAAACATTCCTTCATGTAGCGTTTCATGTACTCTACATCTGCAGGGTTCTGATCTTCCATGTCATCTTCAATATCGAATAGATAATCACCTTGACCAAAGACTGCTTCTTCTATCTCTGCTGTATGGTTCTCAATAGCTTGTTGTAGAGCAGGAGAAGTAATACGACTACGCTCTGAGTCCCTTACTTTATCTTCAGCAGCCCAGATACCACGCCATAAGCGTTCGTATTCTTTCCAATCAGATAGATAATTATCATCTCGATGATCTCGCCATTCGGAAACATTATCGTTAATCCAATCTACTAGTTTATTAGAACTCATTTTAATATCCTGTTATGTTATCTAAAGGTTCGTACTGCTCTTCACTTTCGTAATCGTGAAAGTATTCTACTATCTGTATCTGATCTATGTATGCTACCGCATCAATTAAGTCATCATGCAACTGGGAGTTAGGGAAGTTGACTAGTTGATCAATAAATTCATTGTTCCAAGCCCCATAGTTTAACGAGACCTTTCCGTGTTCAAAGCGACCTTGGAGAGCCCAGACAATTCGATCTGTTTTCTTTTGGTTACCATGTGTAACGTCATCAATCCTAAAGTAGTGATTGTGCCTACGCATAAGGTCAGTAAGGTAAGGTAATGCTGCATTCTTTAGACTCCCTTTTTCAATACCTACAGCTACGGGTTCATACTTAACAACTGCAGACATTATCTGAGAACAAGTCTCTTTAATATCCCACCTACCATGGAGTACATCAGCAATCCACCAACCACCATCGTGGACCTTGACTACAGCTATAGCCGTCTCATCAAGCTTTTTATTTTTATTACCTGACTCTCTATCCACGTTGATAAAGCCAGCCAAGTCAACTGCAACGAAATAACGACCTTCACTAGGTTCTTCTTCATCGATGTGTATCCATTCCTCTTTAAATAAATCACGACTTGCTGCTTCAAATGAAGCTAAGAACTCTTGTCTAAACGCAAAGCTAGACATAGACAACTTAGCTGCTTCAATCTCATCCTTAGGAAGAAGAGGATTATCGTAGGATGTGTAGTGGAATGATTTCCAATCCTGGTCCTTCTCTCCCTCAGAGTATTTAAATAACTCGTAGAAGTGATTCCTACCTTTAGGAGTACCAATAAATAAAGCACCACCTCGTACATCTGCTAACGCTGGTCTCAAGATCTGTTCAAACACTTGAGGCTTCATGTCAGCGTACTCATCGATCACTACATACGCTAAACCAACACCCCGAAGAGTATCTGGTCTATCTGAACCCTTAAGATAAATCTTACGTCCATTAACCAACGTCAACACCGAAGTGTTCTCGTGGGCAGATGCTGTCACATCTCGAGCTATCTCTTTTAGAAGAGACCAGAGAATATCTCTTGCTTGCTGATAAGTAGGTGCTACGTAGAACACATCCTTCTCAGTACTCTTTAGTGCTTCAATGATCAAGGTCCAAGCTGCTAGACGAGACTTACCAAAGCGTCGACCTGCTGCTACTACTTTGAACCTATGTGGATCGTTGAATATTTCTAACTGTTTATCGTGAAGCTTTACCTGAAGATTAGCCATCTATTGGCTCCTCCTCTTGTACATACTCAGCTTCTATAGGATCTTCGTTTTCTTTTATACCTACTTCACCTACGCCCATGATCTGAATAGTAATCCCCTTGTTACCCTTATTCTCTTTCTCAAAATAAGATGTAGGGATCATACGATCTATAAGCAGTTTGAGACAAGCCATCTGATCAGAGTCGTTGTCATCTAAAGCTTTGTCCATTACTTTCTTTACTACAAGAGTACTCTTACCTGTGAGCATAGCAGCAAGAATCTCTTGCGACTTAGCCTTAGTTTTCTCTGGTAGAATAGCAGGTGGAGTGTAGTCCCTTTTAGGGGGAGCAACCTTAACGGTTAACCCAAGAGCAGCTCTAATCTTATTAGTCTCCTCTCTACTTCTCCTACCTTTTCTACGAGGCTTGGTAGCCTTTGCCGTATCTAAAATTGTTTCTTCCATTTATTTAGTCTTTATCAAAGGAAATACCAGCATAACCTGAAGGATTTGTTTTAGTATAGTTATTAGCTGCTCGGTTATTCTTCATAGTCTGAAGCTTATCTGCAATATCACTAGGTACTGCTTCTTTAACAACTGGGTTTACTTTTGCTGCAGGTTTTTTTACAGGAGTTCCTGTTGATGCTGACATAGGTTTATTAGCCATTACTTAAATTCCTTTTGATTAGTTATTACCTGGTTTAGAACGTTTACGTTTTACTTCTTTATCTGCATTTGCTTTAGCCGAGATGACTCGTACATTAGACTTCTTAGTAGAACCACCAGAGTCTAGAGGTTTCTTGTGATCAGCTTGACGAGAGTCTCCTACTTTAAGCCCAGCTTCTTTACGAGCCTTGTTACGAGCAGCACGGTCTTTAACACGCTTCTTACTTTGTTCGTGTTCCCACTCTAACTCTTTTTTATAATCTCGTTTGCCGTTCGTCATGTATGGCATGCGGTATACTCCAATAGAAAATCTAACTAACTATGTAATCATTATAACATAGAAGAAACTAAAAGTCAAGTAAATTCTAAAGAAGAAAGTATTTATTTATATTTAAGAGAAAGGATATTGACTTTAGATTAGAAATATGATATAATATTCTTATATTGATCAATTAGAGAAACACTACTTCTAAAAACTCCTGTTTTAAAATAGAAAGAGATTTCTACTAAGTAGTAATGTCGCAGATCGATATAGTCTATATTACCTCCGTACTTCCCTCCATTCTTGCCTATCATAGCATATTAAGCAGAGACGTTCTATTTTACCCTTTGTTGTGTGTGTTGTGATACATCATTAAAATCCACATCAGTTATATAGGCACCCCCCCCTATACTTGTTACCTCAGCACTACCTAGTAGCGTTAGATGCTTGTGTTATGTTGTTAATGTTGAACGTGTCCGTTAGTTAAGATAGATATGTGTAGTGTGGTGCCTCTATAGATACTTAGTATGTCCCTTAATCTCTAGTTAAGTTGTTGTTGTTTAAAGTAATTTTACTGAGAGATAACTCGTTAGAGAGAACCGAAGTCCTCTAACCAACTCGTAGTGCTTACGCTGTTGTGCCGAGTGCGTTCTACGACCTTCAGCTAACTTCTGCTTGCGCATCGAAGTTTGTTACTTCATCACGACCATCGCATTAGCTTTATCTTGAAACAGAGTCGATTTGTAACGAAGCATGTAGCTAATCGCATCACCGAGCAACTACTCTGCTAGGAAGTTTAAGTAACCACCGTTATCCTTTGCCATTACCTTGTTGTAAGCGCATTCATTGAAACCAAATTGCTGCGTTCCCATGAAGTTCTCCTAAGTTAATGCAGCTGTTGCCCCAATGCGCTGATAGAAACACAAAGCCGAGTCAACATCAAGTGCTCTAGCCTAAGCATCTGCAAGAGACCTAGAACAATGTCGAAAAAGCACGCCATTGTTCTACGTCTCAGCAGCCTGCTAAGGCTAGATCACCTGACATCGCCTCGTCTTTGTGTTTCTAACAGCTGTGGCAACCGCCGCATTAACTAAGGAGAACTACCATGGCAACACAGCAATTTGATTTCAATGAATACAACAAGGTAATGGCAAACGCTAACAGCGGACTTAAACTATACCTAGCAGAGCAGTTGCTCGGTGATGCGTTAGCTACTATGCTTCGTTACAAATCGCCTCTGTTTCAAGAGCTAATGGATGCTCGTGATGAAATAACAAACATTCGTGCGCAAGCAAAGAAGTTAGCTGAAGCTCGTGAACGCACTAACGGCACAACAGCGTAAGCACTACGAGTTGGAGAGGACTACGGTTCTCTCTAACGAGTTATCTATTAATTTTAGAGAGAGTAAGGGACGGTCATATATGGGGTTGATTTCTTATGAAGTTTTGTTTATTAGTAGAATTAATAAATTCCATAGAGAAGTAGAGTTTTATATAGAAGCTCAATCTATGGGCGAAGCTATTAAGTTAGCTAATCAGAAGTTATCTAAGACATATGGGGATTGTTCCTCTTTCTCTATGAATTACATTAAGGAGATTTAATCACATGAGAGTTATAAATAAATTTACCAACGAAATTCAACCAGTAGTTGAGTTATCAGATTATCTTTGGCAAGAGGGTTGGAGAATGTTAGATAGTGAGCCTGTCAACGTTGCTATTGATGATGTATATAAAGAGATAGATATCTTTAGAAGTAGAATTAACAAAGAGCAATGGGGATATTAAAATGGAAAACTATATCTTGTTAGCTGTATTTATTATGTGCCTTTGTGGTGTGTTTGCAATCGCTGATCTTTGTGTTAATCTTATAGCTAATAGAAGGAGAACTAAAGCTAATAAGTTCTTCGACTACAAACTATAGACGGTCATAAATGGGGCAATTATTATGAAGCTATTTCTATATCTAGTTTGTGTATTAATTATACTTGTGACTCTTGACTTATCATCAAATGTGTGCTATGTAACTCTTACGGATAGGAATGGGGAACACAGTATTTTAACAGGAGAAAGGGATTATTATGAATCTCTCTAGCTATTCGACAGATACTCTTAATGAGATATACTGTCATGCGTATTTTAAGAAGTTCAAAAGACTTCCTAAAAGTAGTAGTAGTATAGACCGTAAGACCTTGATACAGTTAGTATCGAGTTTATCAACTAAGGAGCAAGTAAATGAGACCGTTTACCCAAAGTCAATTTAGGAACTTTAATTATGAAATCCCTAATCTACATCCAGACTTTAAGATGGAGATTGTAGAGGGCTACAATAGTTATGGAACAGAAGTAACACTTAAGAAGTATTATATCAAAGGTAGTGCTATAACTCTTACAAGAGATATGGCAATTATCAATGAAGAATGGTATCACATATTCTCAGTTAGTCATACTGGTTGGTATCGTGATTACAATTCAACTATAGCAGCAGCTGCTGGCTTAGTTAAGATTCGTAACAGTTGGGATGGTGAGCATGCTGTAATAGATGCTATGTATTTCAAATCCAATCCCGTTAAACTAACATCAAAGACTGGGGCACTTCGTAAAGGTATTTACAAAGCAATATCTAAACGTCTAAACTCAGAGAGATGGTGTAAGAGTGGTTACACTCATGAATTACTTAACATAGCTATATCTGCTCAACCTGATGCAATTGTTGCAGATCCTGAAATGCTTGTAATTCATATGAGCAACAACTACAACATAGAGTTATTCAAATGCCACTTGACAGGAACAGTATTACCTTATTACTTAGGTAGAAACTATGAGTTCTCTGCGGGTATTCGTATGATAAATGGTGCTCTCTCACCTACTGATTATGGATTCTCTCGTCACGAGTATCGTCACGGTTATATCTTTCTTCGTGATGACGAGTGCTTTATCCAAGGTAGAGTATACAAACGGGATGAAGTTACTATGTGTGAATGCCCTGTATGCCTCAATGAAGTGCCTGACTTATCTATCATAGATGGGGCATGCTTCAAATGTAATGAGAATCTATATAAGATACACAGCTATAGCACCAAGGTTCCTGAGCTTCTTAAGTTCAAGGCTAAGAATGTAAAACCTTCTACTGTATATCTAGGTATAGAGTTAGAGTATGAGTCTTCTGATCGTGATGTATCTAAGATCAAGGTAGGTAAAGCTTTACAAGGTCATGCCATTATGAAAAACGATGGCTCTATCAAGAATGGCTTTGAGATTGTTACTTGTCCTGCTACTCTAGACATTCACCTAGAAGAGTTCAAGAAGTTCTATAGTTCATATGGGTCTCTTGGTCTATTCCCTGACAAGAACACAGGTATGCATGTGCATGTGAGTCGCAAGCCTCTTAATGTATTTACTATTGGTAAGATGACTGAGTTCCTTAATCGTATGGATAACAAAGCATTCATTGCTCACATCGCTGGTCGTATTGACAATCAGTATGCTAGGATCACTGGTCGATCTGTTACCTTCCCATTCATTAATGGGCAACAAGGTGAACGATACAATGCACTTAACTTATCTAATCGTGATACTATTGAGTTCCGTATCTTTAGCACACCTAAGAATTGGGAAGAGTTCTCTGCTAGACTAGAGTTCTGTCAAGCATTGACTGACTACTGTCAACCAGCTCAAGTTAATATGCCACTCAAACAACTTACAGGACATCGTAGCTTTATGCATTGGGTCCTTAACAATCGTAAATCATATCCTGAATTATCTAACTGCTTGAAAGGATTCGCATAATGTGTATCGCTATTTATAAACCAGAGGGTATTGACATTCCTCAAGAAACTCTAGCTCAGTGTTACAAAGCTAACTCTGATGGTGCTGGCTATATGTTCCACAAGAATGGTAAACTGTATGTAAAGAAAGGTTTCTTCTCTTTCGCTGACTTCTGGAAATCATATCGTCGTGATAAGAAGAAAGAGTGTGTGATACATTTCCGTATCAAGACTCATGGCTTAATCAATGAGGCTAACTGTCATCCATACAAGATCAATGACAACTTTGCATTCGTACACAATGGTATGATCACAGGGTATACTGATCCTAGTAAGTCTGACACTTGGTTATTCAATGAGGATATATTGCAACCATTCGTTGACAAGTGGGGCAACTTAGGTTTATTCCAAGACCCTATACAAAAACTTATTGAGGCTCGTATCGGTTACTCTAAGTTAATCTTTATGGATAACGCAGGTAACACCAAGATCTTCAATGAAGACAAGGGGGTATGGGATAACGATGTATGGTATTCTAATTCTAGTTACAAGAAACCACCACCATATGTAGCACCACCTTATGTTCCACCTAGCACATATTATCCAACTCGTCAAGCTTCTTTGTTAACTAATCGTTACTACGATAACAAACAAACATGGGCTTACAAGAAAGAGAACATAGCACTAGGTGAGTTAGTGACTCTGCTTAGTGGACAGTATGATGCAGGTACTAAGTCTTACTTCCCTAAAGATTCTGTATGGGAGATCGTTGCAATTAATCGTGACTATTCAGTAGACTTAATGGCTGACTCAGCTGATGAGAACTCTGATGTTCCTAACTTCCTCTACAACATCAAGTTCATGGACATTGAGTTGTTAGAAGATGAGGACTATGAGGCACCAGTAGAACCAGTAGTTATTTATCCTTATGGAGTAATCTAATCATGTTAGAATTTAATAAAGGTGAAAGACTTGTAGTAACTGAAGACTTTGAGTATGATGGTACATCATTCATAGCAGGTATGACAGGCACTATCCTTAAGTTCCATCCAGATAGAGGCTATGCTGGCATAGTATCTATTGAATGGGATCATGAAGATAAGCAAAACTTCCACACATGTGGTGGTATCTGTCTTAGTTCACGAGGATATAACCTAGACGCATACGAAGCTAAGTTAGGTCCTATTACTCTAGACATTAAGACTAACCCTTTACCTGATGATCCTAGGTTACGTGGTATTGCAATCAAGATTAAACAGATGGAGACTAGATTCAAGCAACGTCAGTTAGCTAAACTAAAACAAAAGGAGCAAGAAGATGAAGTTTCTCAAAGTATTCCCGTACAAGATGGGATCGATATCAGCGAAATCACTAGCGCAGGCACTTGGGTGTCGACGAGTTCGTTCTAGTTACGAAGCAAAGCGTAGAGACATTATCATTAACTGGGGCAACTCTCGTCTATCTGAGAGTATGCCTTATGTAGAGACTGATCTCAATAAGCACAGTGCTATTGCTATAGCATGTAACAAGCTTAAGACCTTTGATCTACTGTATGAGAATGAGTATCCCTATCTACCCAACTATTGTACCAGTAGGTATGAAGCATCTAACATGCTCTACATAGCTACAGAAGGGGGCGAACGATTAGGCAAGGAGTCTATCTATTGTAGAACTTCCTTGACAAGTCACAGCGGAGGTGGTATAGTAATAGCTAAGAACACTCTAGATTTTGTAGAGGCTCCGTTGTATACTCTAGGTACTAAACATAAGTATGAGTATCGTGTTCATGTATTCAGAGAGTCGGTCATAGATGTTCAGCAAAAGAAACGTAGACTTAACTGGTCTGGTGGTGACACTGGCATTCGTAATCACTCTAACGGTTATATCTACGCTCGTGCTGACATAGACTATCCAGTAGAGATAGAGCAAGCTGCTATACAAGCAGTTAAACTACTAGGTCTAGACTTCGGTGCAGTCGACATTGGTTATCGTGAACGTGACAACAAAGTCTTCTTATTTGAAGTCAACACTGCTCCAGGTCTTGTTGGCACTACGTTAGAGAAATATACACAAACTTTTAAGGAGTATGCTAATGCCTGATATCGCTATGTGTAAAGGAACTGATTGTCCTCTAAAGAATGAGTGTTATAGATTTCTAGCTACTCCTTCTGAGTATAGACAGTCATACTTTGTAACACCACCCATAGAGGATGGGAAGTGTATTGAGTTTTGGAATGCTAGGGAACAAAAGAGTTAAAGTCTATGGGGGAAAGTAACATCAGTAGCTGGGATGAGCTATGCAAGATGTTATGAGTACCCCACCCATTTACTAAAGGAGAACTAAATGAATGATGCATTAGAAATACTAGATGAATTAGATACAATATTAGCTATGAATAAACTAAGTGATGAGGAGCTAATAGCTATTATCTTTCAATATGTAGAACAAAAACGGACTGAGTTTCAACCAGCATGTGGCGAATGTGGAACTTAGTAGAATATTACATAACGTAAAAGGAAGGGGTATACCTATGAGATGTCAAGCGTGTGATTGTGAACTAAGTGACTACGAAGCTACTAGAAAGGACCATCATGGGGTCTACCTAGATCTTTGTAGTGACTGTTATTTCACTGTTCGGGACGAAGTTCCGAGCACTGCCCGTAAGGATTTAGAGACTGTTGTTTCCATTGAATCAGAGGAGATACCAGAAGTTAGTGGAAATTAGGAGAAGTTATGGCACAATTCATTAGACATCTGCCTTGTCCAAAGTGTGGTAGTAAGGACAATTTAGCTGAGTATGATGATCACTTCTTTTGCTTTGGGTGTAAGTATACTAAGCACAAAGATGACATAAAGTCAATACGTGAGAGAGTAAATAGTAGAGATAGTATCCCTATTACTAATCCGTCTAACTCTCCTACTCTTACTTATGATTTACCTAAAGAACCTAAACAGTGGCTACTTAAATATGGCATTACTAACGATGAAATTACTGACTCAAAGATGGGGTGGGATGTGAAGAATCAACTACTAGTTTTACTTAATATGCCTACCTATTGGCAAGGTCGTAGCTTCATGAAAGGTAGACCTAAGTATTCCTCTTATGGTAGAAAGCCCTTGACTTATTATGGTATGAGTGATACTATAGTATGTGTAGAGGATGTGCTATCAGCAATCAAGATAGCTAGACTCTCACCATCTTATTGTGCTACACCTTTACTAGGTTGTAGTATGACACGAGACACTATACAAACGCTCTCCAAACGATTTAAAATGGTTGTCCTATGGCTAGATAGGGATAAAGCTAAGGAAGCTATGAGAATCTCTAGGGAATTTAAACAACGTGGAATACCTACTAGGATTGTTATCTCTCCTGAGGATCCCAAAGAATATACAAAGGAGGAACTAACTGAATGGTTGAACTTCAAATCATAAATCTTTTCATGAAGGATAAAAAAGACTTTACAAAGTATTACAAGTATGTTAATATAACCTATATAAAGAACAACTATGTTAACATCTATAAAGTCTTTAACGTAATCTCTATCTATTACTCTAAGTACTCTACTAAAGAACACTGTAGCGTAGAAGACTTAGAACTATGTTATCTAAGTAATTATCTTTTACAAGACTCTGAGCGTAAAGAACTTAGAGAATTACTAGAATCTATCTATAGTCTAGAGGTAAATGTAGAGGGAGTGATTACTCTTCTGGAAGAACATCGTCGACGATCTCTCGCTGGAGACATCGCTAAGATGGCTCTAGATGTAGAGGATGGTAGGACTCCAGTAGAAGATCTACTCGCTCTGTTCTCTAACCTAGAGTTACAAGAGGTAGAAGACAATACTCCTGTCACTGTCAACATGAATCTAGCAGATCTATATACTTCCCAAGTAGCAACACCTGGGCTGCGTTGGAGACTTAAGTTCTTGAATGAATCTTTTGGTTCTCTACGCAAGGGTGACTTCGGTTTTATATTTGCTAGACCAGAGACAGGTAAGACTACGTTCCTTGCTAGTGAGATCTCTCACATGGTAGAACAAACAGATGGTAACATCTTGTGGTTCAACAACGAGGAGCAAGGCAACAAGGTTGGTATTCGTTGCTTCCAAGCTGTACTAGGTATGACTACGGATCACTTGTGGGGAGATCTAGAGCGCAATCAGAAGGTGTATGACATGAAGACTAAGGATCAGATTAAGATCTACGACTTCGAGGATTCATCATCTATTCAACGCATAGAACAGATTCTTAAGACTGCTAACCCAGCACTTATCATCTTTGATCAGATCGATAAACTTAAAGGTTTCAAAGCAGAGCGTAAGGATCTAGAACTCAAGGCTATCTATCAATGGGCTCGTGAGATATCTAAGAACTATGCACCAGTCATAGCTGTATCACAAGCATCAGGTGAAGCAGAAGGTAAGACTTGGTTAACGATGGACATGGTTGATGGCAGCAAGACTGCGAAGCAAGGCGAAGCTGACTGGATCTTAGGCATTGGTAAAGAGTCAGATAACACTAGTCGATTCAGATACTTTAACATCTGTAAAAACAAACTGTTAGGTGACAAGGATACCCTACCTGAGAAACGACATGGTAGTGCTAAGGTATTGATTAGAGCAGAGGTAGCTAGGTATGAGGATCTTTAATGATACTAAATGATTTACCTTATGAGCATGAGTTACGGAATAAACCTCTGATAGAGATAGGTGCTAAGTATCAAATCAGAGATAGCAAAGTATTAGCAGAAGTAACTCCACCATACGGTATCGCTAAGAAAACTTACAATCAACTTGGAGATGTGTGGACAAAATGGGACATATGGCATGCAACTATTTATTGAATATATTCAGTGTTACTACCAAGCTTTTGGTTTAGGTATCGTAACAACATTACTTATACAACATTACTTATTAAAGGATTCCGATGAAAGAGTTAGTACTAGACGTAGAAACAACAATCTCTAACAAAGGTAATCCTTTCGATCAGACTAACAAGCTGTGCTATGTAGGCATCGGAGATAAACTATTCGATATAGAATACTCTCATGATCCCTATGTACCTAAGCTTCAAGAGATCCAACAAAAGATTGATGATTGTGATATACTTATAGGGTTCAACATTAAGTTTGACTTACATTGGATAAACAGATATGGAATTTCTTTTGGCTCTAAACGTATTTGGGATTGTCAACTTGTACACTTTATACTTACTGGACAAGAGGCAAGCTACCCATCTCTCAATGGTGTCGCTGCTCATTATGGGCTGGGTACTAAGCTTGATGTGGTTAGTACTGAGTATTGGAAGAATGGAATAGATACACCAGACATACCTAAATCTATTCTAGAAGAGTACCTACAAGGTGACTTAGATCTAACGTATCAAGTATATCTCAAACAGTTAGAAGAAGTTAAAGCTGGTGGGTTACAGTTACAGCGACTAATCAGTATACACAATCAAGATCTATTAGTCCTACAAGAAATGGAATACAATGGTCTATTATATAACGCAACAAAGAGTGAGGAATTAGCAAATGAATTGGATGCACAAATCGTCGAGTTGGATAACGAGTTGTATCAGTACCATAACTGTGATCGTTTTAATCCCAATAGTGGTGAGCATCTCAGTTCTCTACTTTATGGGGGAAGCATCAAGCTTTCTCGCAAGGTCCCTGCTGGAGTATACAAGACAGGTGCTCGTAAAGGTGAGACAAAAGAAAAGTGGGAAGACTATGTAGTTGAGTTACCTAGACTCTTTACTCCACCTAGAGGTTCAGAGTTAGCTAAAGAAGGTTACTTCTCTACTGATGAGGCTACACTTAAGTCTCTCAAGAGTAGGAACCAGCACTCTCTCAAGGCTATTCAAACACTACTCACTAGGTCTGACTTAGAGAAGAGAGTGTCAACGTACTACAGAGGCTTACTCAAGTTAGCAACTGAACTTAACTGGAAGGAGAATAAGATACATGGACAGCTTAATCAATGCGTTGCGAGGACAGGTCGACTGTCGAGCAGTAAACCAAACTTGCAGAACTTCGATGGAGGAATCAAAGGTTTATTCTACTCTCGCTTTACTTGATGCATACGAGAAAGATATTTATATCGAACGACAATGGGAGGATCTCTACTAGATGTTACTACAAGCAGATGCTAAACAATTAGAGTGGGTAGGAGCCACATACTTAAGCCAAGACCTAGTTGCTATCGATGAGATTCTTAATGGAGTAGACCAGCATGCAGACAACCAACAGCGATTTGGACTACCAAGTAGACTCATTGCTAAGACATTCGTGTTTCGACTCATCTACGGAGGATCAGCGTACTCTTATGCGAATGATCATAACTTCTCAGCTATTGGCAATGAAGACTTCTGGCAAGGAGTTATTGACCAGTTCTACGAAAAGTACGCAGGACTAAAGGTATGGCATGATCAACTACTAGAACGTGCTATGCGTGATGGTCGTATCGATATGCCTACTGGTAGGTTCTATAAGTTTGAGCCTGAGGTTAAGTATGGTAAGGTTAAGTTCCCTCGTACTAAGATACTCAACTACCCAGTGCAGGGTCTAGGTGCTGATCTCATGGCTCTAGCTCGTGTATCACTACGTAACCGATTGAAAGATAAAGAAGGAGTCTTAATGGTAAACACAGTCCACGACTCAATAATACTTGACTTTGATCCTAAAGTATGGGATAATATTAGTCTAGTGCAGTTAGTTAATAACTGTTTCAACGATGTACCAGCTAACTTTAAAAAGATATTTGGTACGGAGTTTAACCTACCTATGAGGGTTCAGTGTGAAGTAGGACCTGATTGGGGCAACATGGAGGAAGTAAATGCTTAGAATTAAAATTGTGGATGTAGGTACCCCCACAGCCCATCAAGCAGCTAATGGCTTAGAGTATCAAGCTATAGAAGTTATCTTTAGAGATACTGAGGACCAAGTTAAATCCTGGAGACTATTCTCTTGGAAAAACAAACATGTGTACAAAGCTGCGAGTAGTTGGACTAAGGGTACCGAAGTAGATGTAGAGGTTCAAGAAGATAAAAGAGGTTACGAACAATGGGTCAATACCACGGAAGTTAATAATACTTCTTTAGGAGATGACGATGTTCCCTTCTAGTAAGACTTGGATCACAGTGTTAGAAGTAGTAACTTGTATTCACATTATTGTAAACGTATATAGACATTGGAGTATTTAAAGATGGCAATTAAAATCAAAGCAAAACTATTCTGGGCTCAACTAAACGAGACTAACGAGATGTCAGGTAAGTATCAAGTAGACTTAGCACAGTTAAGTCCAGAGGCTGTTAAAGAATTATCAACATTAGGTATCAAGGTAAACAAACGTGATGATGACCAATACGACCGAGGACACTACATTACCTGTAAGTCTACCCTTCCAATCAAAGCTACTGATAGTAATGGCGTACCTGTCGCTACTGATGTTCGTATCGGTAATGGTAGTGATGCAGTTGCCGTTGTAGCTAGTTATGATTGGGAGTTCAAGGGTAAGAAAGGTACTTCTCCTACTCTTAATACCTTGGTAATTAATAATCTAATTGAGTATGAGTCTTCTGATTCTATCCCTGAAGGAGTAGCTGTATAATGATTGCCCTTATAGATATGGATCTTGTTTGCTTTCGTAGTGCAGCCAGTGCTGAAGAAGAACCAGTGGGCATAGCCGTATCTAGGATGAAAGATCTGTTTGAGGGCATTCAATCTAAGGTTGGTGCTACCTCTTACAGAGCTTTCCTCACAGGACCAAGTAACTTCCGTAAAACTATTAACCCAGCCTACAAAGCTAACAGGACAGCCCCTAAGCCTAAGCACTTGATTGCATTACAGAAGTATGCACTTGACAAGTTAAGGGCTGAGTGGGCTCCTGATACTCTAGAAGCAGATGATGCTCTATCTATTCACCAAGATAAGGTGGGAGGTACTACAACTATCTGTTCTCTAGATAAGGATATGTTACAGGTTCCAGGGAAACATTTTCAATGGGCTATAGGTACACTTAGTTGGTCTAGACCTGATAACTTTGTAGAACAAACAGAGTTAGAGGGTCTTAGACTATTCTATGAGCAATGCATTAAAGGAGATTCTTCTGACAACGTTAAGGGTATTCCAGGATTAGGTGAAGTTAAAGCCCGCAAAGCTTTAGCTGGACTTACTACTGAACAGGCTATGTTCGACAAAGTACACAGTCTATCTCTTATCGGTAAAGGAAACTTCCTTATGGATTCTCAGTGCCTATGGTTACTACGTCATGAAGGAGATAGCTATGCTACTCGATATGAGAAACTACTAAATGCCCAAGTTCAAAAGTAAGTTAGAAGAAAAGGTTTGGAATACACTAATAAAAGAATATCCTTCAGTAGAGTATGAACCAACTAGACTTAAGTTTACTCAACCAGTACAAGAAAGAACCTACACTCCAGACTTTAAAACAGATGCGAGTAAGGAGATCTATCTTGAGGCTAAAGGGTTACTAGATCTAGAAACTCGTAAGAAGATGTTATGGTTTAGAGAGTGTAATCCAGACATCAGAATAATAATGTTATTTCAGAATGCATCAAATAAGTTACACAGAGGTAGTAAGACAACGTATGCGATGTGGGCTGAACTTAACAACTTTGAATGGCTTGACTTTAGAAAGGATTGGTTAAATGCGTATAAACAATTGTGTTCGCAATGAAGAAGATGGTAGTCTAGACTTTGACTTCAGTGTTACAGAAGCTGAAGCTGGGTTCTTAATGGACCATGCAATCAAGAACTTAGTGTTCAATGGCATCATCAAGATTCAAGAATCAGATGTACAACAAGAGTTAGATCTATTTAAACAAGAAGGAGGTGTCCCATCATGAGTTGTCCACTAGATCCCAACGATCAGCTAACAGATGAAATGATTGATGAAGATACAGCTGATGAATGGGATGAAGATCGTATCGATAACATAGGTCAGAATGGTAACAATGGAGATCACTACGATGAGTAAACGTATTATGGTAATTCCAGATACTCAGATCAGACCTGGTGATGACTTTGCTTTCCTTGATGCTATTGGTCGTTATGCAGTAGATATGAAGCCTGACATCATTGTTCACCTAGGTGACTTTGCTGACATGCCTTCACTCTCTTCTCATGATAAGGCTGGTAGTAAGTCAATGGAAGGTCAGCGTTACAAAGCTGATATCCAAGCTTCTAAAGATGCAATGAAGGTTCTGCTTTCGCCCGTAAGGGCGGAACAGAAGCGTCTGATTGAGACTAAACGTGCTAGGTGGAAACCTCGTCTAGTTATGTTAGGTGGCAATCATGAACATCGTATCAATAGGGCTATTCAGAATGATCCGAAGCTTGATGGTTTAATTTCATTAGGAGATCTAGAGTATGAGAAAAGTGGCTGGGAATTTATTCCGTTCCTTCAACCGATTGTTATCGAAGGCATTGCGTTTTGTCACTACTTTGTCAGCGGAGTTATGGGCAATCCTTGTACTACTGCTCGTATGCTTTTACTTAAGCATCATCAGTCTTGTATAGCAGGGCATCAACAGGGTCGTGACATTGCCTACGGTAAACGTGCTGATGGTTCTGAGATGACTGCTCTGATTGCTGGTAGTTGCTACGAGCATGAGGAACACTATCTCAATCACCAGACTAACAATCATTGGAGAGGTCTCTACATTCTTCATGATGTTGTCAATGGTTCTTTTGATGAAATGCCAGTTAGTTTGAAATACTTAAGGAAGAAATATGCAACAGTTAGCTAGTGAAGTACAAGTAGGAGGAGATCACTACAAAGGATTTCCAATACAACCTGCTTATTTCTGCCATATAAACAAGATACCTTATCTAGAAGCAACAGCTATTAAGTATCTTTGCAGGTGGCGTAACAAAGGGGGCGTACAGGACTTAGATAAAGCCATACATTTCATACAGTTAGTTAAGGAGTTTGAAAATGTTGACGTTAAATGAGTTAAAAGAGAAAGTAGCAGAACAGATTACAGAGTTTGACTTAGTTGATTTACTAGGGCTAACTACTTGGGATCTAGTCAATGCTTTCGAAGATAAACTTGAAGCTAAGTATGCACAAATTTTAGATGAACTTATATTAGGAGAGTTTGAAGATGAGTAAAAATGATATCACAGGTGACAAATTGATCAGTAAAACCAACAGCAAGCAGTACGTAGACAACTACGATTTGATATGGGGCAAGAAAGACGTACCCAGCGTGGCTGACGACATCGCACAACACATTGAAAACTATAAGGTCGGTCATAAGCAATACACAGATGAAGAGTTGTTCGGTAACAAATAGCATCAAATGGGGGGAACTCACACTTCCTCCTATAAATCTCTACAGTGTGCCATATATAACAAGAGGAAACTTAATGGAACTACCAAGTATATACCAATCAATCATACATCGGAGTCGATACTCTCGATACCTTGATAAAGAGCATCGTCGTGAGTCATGGGAAGAGACAGTAGATCGTCTTATCACATACTTAAAGACACAAACTAAAGATGTAGAGATACCTTATGAAGAACTAAGATCTTCTATTCTAAATCTAGAAGTAATGCCTTCTATGCGTCTTATGATGTCAGCTGGTGAAGCAGTAGAGCGAGATAACATTGCAGCTTATAACTGTAGTTACCTAGCAGTCAATAACAAGCGAGCGTTTAGTGAAGCTCTATACATTCTTATGAATGGTACTGGTGTAGGCTTCAGTTGTGAACGTCAAGAAGTTAGTAAGTTACCAGCTATTCCTGAGAAATTACGTGAGGTAGATGATGTCATCTTTGTACAAGACAGCAAACTTGGATGGGCAAAAGGATTCAAAAAGCTTCTCTCTTCTCTCTGGGAGGGAGATATCCCTAAGATTGATTACTCAAAGATTCGACCAGCTGGAGCAAGACTTAAAGTTTTTGGTGGAAGAGCATCAGGACCTGAGCCTCTTAAACGACTCTTTGACTTCACGATTAAATCGTTTAAAGAAGCTAGTGGACGAAAACTCACTAGTATTGAAGTACACGACATAATGTGTATGGTAGGTGAGATTGTTGTGGTGGGTGGGGTACGTCGCAGTGCTCTTATCTCCCTCTCTAATCTTACAGATCGTCGTATGCGTGAAGCTAAAATGGGAGCATGGTATAATGATAATCCACACAGAGGACTCGCCAATAATTCAGTGGCTTATACAGAACGACCTGATAGTGAGACTTTCATGGAAGAATGGCTCTCTTTGGTTAAATCAAAGTCAGGTGAACGAGGAATATTTAATCGTATTGCTGCTCAAACTCAAGCTGCTAAGTGGGGACGACGTTCTAAAGATCACAGTTACGGAACCAATCCATGCTCAGAGATTATCCTCCGTGATAAACAATTCTGCAATCTTACGGAAGTGGTTGTACGGAACGGGGATACCTCAGAGTCTCTTGGACGTAAGGTTAAGTTAGCTGCTGTACTAGGTACTATTCAATCTACTCTCAATAAGTTCCAGTTCTTGAGTGAAGAGTGGGTAGCAAACACATCAGAAGAGCGATTGTTAGGTGTTAGTTTAACAGGTATTATGGATGCAGAAATTACTTCTAATCCTGATCCTTTATTATTAGAACATCTTCGTGATGTTGCTAGGATTACAAATGAAGAACTTGCTGAAAGACTTGGTATTCCTGCTTCTACTGCTATCACTGCTGTTAAGCCTTCAGGTACAGTCTCTCAGTTGGTGGATAGTGCTAGTGGCATTCATGCTAGACACAATGATTATTACTTACGACGTATTCGTATGGATAAAAAAGATCCTATTTATGAATACTTACGAGCGAAAGGTGTTCCAGTTGAGGATGAATCTTTTAGACCAGATTCAACAGCTGTCTTCGGATTCCCGATGAAAGCTCCAGCAGGTGCTATTACTCGTGATTCTAAGTCAGCAATTGAGCAGTTAGAGTTGTGGTTAATCTATCAGCGTCACTGGTGTGAACACAAACCCTCAGTCACTATCTCAGTAAAAGATGAGGAGTGGGTAGAAGTAGGTGCTTGGGTTTGGAAATACTTTGATGAAGTAAGTGGTGTGTCTTTCTTACCTCACTCAAACCATACTTATGTACAAGCTCCTTACGAAGATATCGATGAAGAGACTTATCATAAGTTATTAAGTGAAATGCCAACAGATATTGATTGGAGTGATTTTATAGAACTCGATGATAATACTGAAGGTGCCCAACAACTAGCGTGTGTATCAGGAGTGTGTGAGATATGATAGAATTTACATGGGAAACAGTAGGTGGTTTAGTCTTTGGTGCTGAAGTTATGGACAATCAGGATTTCGATGTCAAAGGTGATAACTTAAAATGGGTAGTAGTTCTTCATGTGGGTATACTGAGGTTAGTATTCAGTAAATACATTATGGAAAGTTGAGTAAATAGGGTCAAATCGTCATAGACCCTACTAGAAGAAGCTACAACGAGTTTAAGGTATATTTTGATACAAGTACATCAACTTATAATTTAAATGCGTTGTAGCTCGATTCTAGAGGTCACTTTTACAGATATTTATCAAATAATCCACGTAATTGACTAGTTTCTGCCTTCCTTCGTATTTCTTCTGCTTTTTCCAATTTATTCTCTAGTCTAAGCTCTTTCCTCTCTAACTTTTCAGTTAGTACATCTTTAGGATCTCTTAAATAAGCAGTAGGTTTACCATATATTGGGAATCCAGCAGCAGACATAAACGCTCTCCATGCTCCTTCTCCTTCTGGAGCTTGTAAAGCAGAACCAACAGAGAACGGTGCAGCTAACTTAGCAACTGTTCCAGCTCTCTCTAAGTAATTTCCACCTTGATCATCTAAGAAAGCTAACGCAGCTTTAGGGAAGAAACCTAATTTATTTTTAAGTGTCTTAGCTGGATCCATCAACCAGTGTACAGCTTCCATAGAGTGTTTAGCTAACTGTTGAGTAGTACCATCAGCATGCTGAATACGAGTTGGATCTTCATTCTGCCAGATGTGTTGACCAGAAGTACCTAAGTTAATTGCATCTAAGATAGTTAAATATAGTAAACCAGTATTAATCATATACCTACGAGACAAGTCAGCCTCATTCATAGGTTTCATTATACCCTTAACACCTGCTTTAACATCCCACTTAGCAGGATTAATCTTATCAGGCATACCTTTAAGGAAAGAACCTAGAGTAGAAACTGTCCAGTCAGGAGCAAACATAGCTACTTGAGCCCAAGCTCTACTTTCTATACCTGCACCATGGATTGCTAACTGTCTAGTAGTTTTATTCTTAATAGAAGCAGCAGCTTGCAACCATTGCAAACCACCCATAGTGTGATTCACTGAGTTAGAGATACGCTCTGCTAACTTAAATCTAGCTTCATTGTATGCAGGAGTACCTGGAACCTCTGTAAGATTCTTTTCTGCTTTAGTCATTAGGTCTTTAAATAAAACTAGTTTACCACCAGTATGCATGTAGTCCCAAGTAAAGGTATTCATTTTCTGTAGAATAAACTTATCTATAGGAGCAGTTACTTGACCTACTACTTTAGTACCACCAAACATCTTCTTATCTACATAAGCACCAAAGTCAGCCACAATAGATCTCTGTACGTCTTCTGTACCAATCTTTGTACCTGATTTAATAGCTAACTCTGTATACTCAGACATCTCTCCTTTTCTCATGTCTCTTACTGCTTTACGAATACCACTACCTAATGTGATAATCTCTTTAAAGGCTAACTTAGGAGATGCACCAGCCATAGCCCAACCAAGAGATGGAGCATGGAATAGAGAACCTGCTACGTTAAGAGCCTTAGTAAGCATGGCTGTCTGAACTAATGCATGCTTAACAGCACCAATATCATTACGTTGGAACATAGTATCAAGTATAGGAGCATAGTCTGGATGTACAAATGCACCTTCCATTTGACTAGCACCACGACTAGTGTATGCTACATACTTATTTCTAAAAGCAAATGCAGGATCTGTTGATATAATTGGGTTCTTAGTACCTATAATAGTAGTAGCTTTTAAATCATCTATTAGATTCTTCTGAGCAATAGCTTTATTCATAGAAGTCATGTAAGCTTTTGTTATAGTAGCTATATCTCTATGTACAAATAACTTAGGATCTATGGTATTTAAGTAATCTTGAAGGTCATTAGCAGTATTAAACATACGCTCTTTAGACGAATCTGTTTTAAAAGACGCTTGTCTTAGTTTAAAGAATCCTTCTAGAGCCTGTGCTAGACCTTCTTCTGATAGACTACTCTGAGATTTATCTACTAGTAGAGGTACATAGTTATTTAACATACCTTGAATAACACCAGCATCTCTAGCAACTATACCTAACTCATCGTAACTATTTCTAACTTTTTCTAGAATAGGTAATAGATATTCAGTAGAACCAAATCTCTCTTTCTTTTCTAAAATATATTTAATATTCTCTTTACTTCTTAATCGTTTCTCTATTTCAGATTCATAGTATAAACGTTCAGGTTCCCTTAAAGCAGGATTAGTAAGCTTCTGACGAATTTGTAGTATAACATTTTCATGGTTATCAAAAGCTTTTAACATGTTACTACGGAATGCAGGAACATCAGCATCAGCCATAATAATAGTTTTAGTATTCTTACCACCTTCAGAGTTTCTACCCAATGCAGATGATATTTCAGCAAAGGTATCTTTCTCTAACTGAGGATTAGCCTTATCTTTAGGCATGTTCTTAAGTACTTCTTCTCTAAGTAAAATCTCATACTGAGAAGCTTGTAAAGCACTTAAGTCAGCATCATTCTGAGCTCTCCAAGTTTTCTGTGCAGTTAACTGCTCTTGTGCTAAAACTTCTTGTTCTATAGAAGAAGGAACAACAGGCTTACCTGATATAAGGTTACCTGCTTTACTTAAACCTCTACCACCAATAAATGGAGTAGCAACTACGTTCATAGCAACTTGTGCTGGATCTACTTCTCCCTTCTGCATGTACTGTACACCAGCATCAATAGCACCTCCAACAACACCTAAAGCAGCAGTTGTAGCTTTATCTACTACAATCTCTCCTGTAGCAAGCATCTTAGTAGGTAGACCTAGTTTAGTAAGAGGAGCAAAAGAAGCTAGACTACCTGCAACAGCAGATTTTGGATTTTCTTTATAACCAGCAGCAAGATAGTTTTTAGTACTCTGTGGAAGAAACTCATCTTGTATTCTTCGAGTTACTTCAGCACCACCAAACATCCCTAAAAGAAATGCACCAGCTTCTACAAGAGGTGCAGCAGGACCTGTAAATGCAGCGACAGGAGCAGCAAGAGAAGCAGTAGCAGAACCAGCAGCTAGACCTCCAGCAGATGGTATAAGATTAGCAACAGCTTGTGAACCAAAGGTTTCTAGAGGAGTTTGAGATTCTTGTTTATTAATTAAGTATTTATCAAAATCCATTAAAGTACTATTTTTAGCAGGACCTACATTACGTCTTGCAATTTCGTATTTAACAATATAGTTTTTAGTTTCAGGAGGAACGTAGTCTCTCCAAGATCCGCCTTCTTTCTCCGCTCTAGCAATAGCCTGTTGAACACCACCAGTACCTGCATTATATGCAGCAACACCTTTTAGTTCGTCACCACCAAAGTCTGCTTGTTTCTTTTTTATATAAGCGGTAGAAAGAGTTTTATTATAGTCTTCATTGTAGGCAAGAGCTAGAGGATCCCACTTAACTCCTGCTAATTTAGCTGCTTCAGGACCTGTAGTAGGCATGATTTGACCTATACCTATAGCACCTACTGGAGAGGTTACTACAGTATTGTCAGCATTATACTGTCTACTACCACTTTCTATTTGCCAGATGGCTTCTGGAACAATAGAAGAAGAAGGAGTAGGAGTAACTCCCTCTTTCTTTATTAAGTATTTATCAAAATCCATTGCCAAAACAAATACTCCTATTCAAAAAGAGGTTTAGTATAAGGAACTTGTCCACCATCAAAATCAGGTTTTTTATAAGGAACAGGAGTACCACCAGCTATAGCAAAGACTCGTTTAATTTCTTTTTTAATATCTGCCATTCGTTTACGTTGTTGTGCAACTAGCTTACGTGCAGCAACTGTTTCAGCATTTTTTAAAGACTCTTTCAAAGCACTTTCATTAGCTTGATCCATTAATTTAATTTCTTCTTTAATTTGACGCAATACTTCTTTATCTGAATCTCCAATTTGCCTTAACTTACGAGCTCTTTCAAGTTCTTCTACACGTTTAAGTCTATCTTGAAGACCAGCCATATTAGTTTCAATATCAGACGGAGTTCTTGTAGCATCCCTAACAGCCTTAGCAGCAAGGATTTTACTACCTTTATTTAGAATACTAGAAGCACTTTTAGATATTACATTAGAAAGACCTGCTAAAGGTAAGGCATCATAAGGAGTATCAGAATCTTGATATGCTTTATGTTTAGCACCAGAGTCATTAGCAATTTCATTCAAACGTTTTAACTGTCTATCAGATAGTTTACTTACAAAAGTTTTATCTTTTAATTTTTCTTTAGCAACAGAAGCAGCTATATCAATATCTTTATTAAAAGCATCTCTTTTTTCTTGGAAGTATTTCTCACCTTTTTCAAAACCACCAGCAATAGCAGAACCAAAATCCTGTACAACTTCTAAAGGAGTCCTATCATTAAGACGATCTAAAAAGATTTGTTCTCTACGCTCTGCTTCAGTTAGAGGCTTAGGAGGAACAGGTGCAGCAGGAGGAGCTCCAGGAGCAGGAGGTACTGCAGCAGGAGCACCAGCTGAACCACCAGGTTGAGGCTGATCAGGGTATCTAGCTTTAAAATCAGCAAGTATAGCAGCAGCATTATAGCTAGGATTCTTTAATGCAATTTGAGCATTTGCAAAATCTGTTTTATAATCTGAACTAGTAGTAGTAGCAGTAGTAGACGTAGTTGCACCTTGTGGAGCATTAGTAGTAGTAGTAGCACCAGTAGACCACGTAGTAGGAGATTCATATCCAGTGTATACACGTTCCCCTGCAGCCATCTGCATATTACCTATATCTTGAATCTCTTTCTTAATTTGTAATATATTAGCATTAGTTATATTTTTATTAGTGATTCGTAATGCTTCAGACAATAAAGGTGACTTAGCTGGATCAGTATACATCGCTAGATTATCTTGTTCAATCTTAAGTCTCTCAACCAAAGAGTCAACTGTTTTACTTAAATTTTTATTATACTCTACTTTGTCTTGTTGTCTATATTTATTGAAGTCTCGTTTAAATTTATTAGCTTCTGAGATCACAAACTTAGTTTTCTCTTGCTCTAATTTCATTTCTAATTGTTGTTGTTGAGCCTTTATTCGATCTTGTGCTATATCTTCTCTACTTCTAGCAGCACCATTATCAGCTTGTTCTACCATTCCACGTAGAATACCCTTTCTTTCGGAAGGATTAACATTACGATAGGGACGAGCAGCTTCTTCACCAAGTTCTTTTGCAATCATATCAACTTGTATATTATAAAACTGTTCTTGTAATTCAGGAGATTGAGTATCCCAAGATGTAAGAATCCCATTAGCTCCTCTAGCTATTTTTTCAAGAACTTGTAGCTCTCTCTTACTATTAGAGTCTTTAAGTGCATTTTCATTAAGAGTCATTTGTTGACTAATTTGAAGAGATTTCATACGAGCTTCTGCTGCATCTCTAGGAAGACCATCTTCTTCTAAACGATCAGCTATAACACTAAGAGCCATTGCTGGATTCTTTAACTCTTCTGGAGAAAGTGTTTTAAATACAGAGTCCATAATTTGAGCTCTACGTAACTCAGGATCAGCAGACTGACCTCCAAGTAGAGTATTAATCTCCCTACCTATACGTCTACCCATGTTTACACGAGAGTTATAGTTTAAAGCCATAGGATCTAACTGAGCATTTAGACGAGTCTTATCCTCAAATGCTTGATCCTGAGTCTTCCTAAGAGTTGCTGCAGAAGGACCAAACACATTGTCCCATTCTCCAGGCATTAGTTGATTAGCTTGTGCCATAGTTATTAAGCTCTCTCATAGTTAGAATTGTTAAAGGAGTCAAAAGACTGAGAATCAGGTAATGGATTAAAGTCTGGAGTTCTTCCCCAGATCTTACCCCAGTCTACAGTTCCTATTTGATCTAATGCACCACTCCAAGTATCTCTACTAGTAGCTTGATTATATAATTGATTACCCCAGTTTTGTTGGTTAATAGCTTTATTATATGCAGCAGCTTCATTATTTAATTGACCTGCAGTACTACCCATATTAAGACCTAGAGCCATAGAGTTAGCACCTAAAGCTTCAATATTAGAACCCATACCAAATAGTGTATTAGCTGTATCATACGGTTGAGTTAAGTAACTTTGACCTAGACCATACATAGCGTTAGCTCTTTGTAGAGTTTCACCTTGTATTGCACGAGCTCTGTCTTCAGATGCTACAGCAAGTCTACTATTCTCTTGTTCACGAGCCTTAGCTAAAGCAAACTGTTGAGGATTCACATAACCACCCTCCATACCAACACCAGCACCAAGAGTACCTTTACTAAACATTAAATCATTTAGACGACTAGACTCAGCTTCACGAGCTGGATTTAATAAAGCTATTTGATTATTTAAATAGTCTTGAGTCATAGACCCAATATCCATATTCGTAGCTTGACCAAATAAACCTTTAGCATAGTTTATATTCTGATAAGCATACGCAGGATCAGCAGAGTCTAAAGCAGCAGTAGCTCCTCCATACATTCTATCTCTAAAAGACTGTAGTCTAGGATCTAGAGAATAAGTTGCAGTTTTGTTAGCTGCATCTATTTTAGAGGTACCAAAACCAGTAGTTACTCCATAAGGAACAAATCCAGGTGCTTGTGCTGAAGTAGCACTACCTCCACCGCCACCACCTCCACTATCAAGTGAACCAGCTACACTACCAGCAGCAGTAAGCCAGGGTTGCCCTGTAACTTTACCAGCAACTTGAGCTATCTTACCTATTGATTTAAGTAATCCCATTTTCTTTTACCTTTTAATAATTAAGCAGTGCGTTGCCACATATAAACTACAACATACGGTTGAAGGTTAGCATTAGTGCCACTTACACCAGCACTATTAATAGTAATACCAGTAGTTGCGGTTGCTGATGCTACAGTTGATTGTACAGCATCCCACTCACCACCATTTTCTAATGGACCACTAGCACCTTGCCTAGTTGTTTTTACATAGTTATGTGCATGACCTGCATCTGTAATTGCATGAGTATGACTTACAACAACAGCATCAGCACTACCACCTGTAGCACCTGCTGTATAGCCACCACCTGCCCCTACTAAAACACGACCAGCACTAAATGCCACCCATGTACCAAAACCAAATAATGTATTTGGATTAGTAGAAGTAGTTGAACTATAAATAGAACCTATTGGATATATTGTAGCTAATGCTACTAAAATAGCAGAAGTAGTAAAAGCAGTAGTTGCTATTTGAGTTGTATTATTACCAGCAGTAGCAGTAGGAGCTAAGGGAGTTCCTGTAAATGTAGGAGAGGTTACGTCAGCCTTACTATTGACAGCAGTAGCAATAGCATTAAACTCATCATCAATCTCAGCACCCTTAATAATCTTAGCAGGATTACCTGTAAGCAAGGCATCCTTTGTATAGAAGTTTGTTGCTTTAACGTAGTTTGCCATTATACCATCTTCCCTGTTTTCAAATAGATTGTTAGTTGTTGTAAGCTAACTGGAGCCCCTTCAATTGGAACTTCCACACCAAATTGTAATATTTTACCTGAGCCACCTAAGTGCATCGTAATATCATTAATAGCAGTTCCTGAAGTAAACTCACCTATGTTATATTCAGAAATATTATACTCTGCCGTTCCACCAGTAAAATCTTTTGTATAAGTTCTACTTGAGTATACATTTTTATAATCAAAACCATATTTAAAAATAACATCTTGACTACCTGAAGCAATAACTACCATACTTGCTTTCTTAAGGAATTTAAGACTAAATGGTTCACCAGCATCAATATTAGAAGTGTAATACTCTAAACGATATGAAGCACCATTATCACTATATCCAAAATATCTACCTATTCCACCAGCCATACCAAGATATAAATTTCTATCCCTTGTCTTACAGAGGGCTTTAGGAATAAATCCTTCCCAAATAGTTACACGAGCACCACCATTTTCTAATGTCTTACGCAAGTCAAAATAAAATGATTGTTTAAGTGATGGGAGTACAAGGAGATAAAAAGCATCTCTCTCAAAGTAAACACTCTTAATCTCTGTTAAAACTTCACCTGCAATATATGTAACTAAGTCATCACGAATATTCATTGACAAGTCACGCATCGGCATACTCTTGTCTTGAACTACACGATTAAAACTGCGAAGACCACTATTACTTAAGAATATTAAATCTGTACCTGTTTGTTGTATCGTGTCACGAGCAATACATCCAACACCTGTAACCACATCAGCAAGAGATAAATTGGTTGGGTCATTAGGTGAATTATAAATTACAATGTTATTACGGCAGAATATAATTAGATAATTATTATGAGATGATATACCTACTATCTCATCACTACTACCAACAACAGATTCAATGTCAATTAATCCTGAACCTGTCCCTGTAAAAGAAGCACCATCTAATAACTTGCTATAATAAACTGTTGTCTTAGCACTTGTTACACCTGCCACCCAATGACGACCAAAAGCTGTATGAGAGCAGTCAGGGTCAAAAGTAGATACACCTGTAGGTTTAGAACCATAGTCCCCTACCCGTTGCCAAATGTAAGCACCTACATGGTTAGCTTTGCGATAAACAAGAAGTGGATTACCTGCTTGAGCAGCAAACCCATACATACTATTACCAAAACCAGCACCTTCTGCTAGTTGTGAGAATTGCCATCTATTACCAGTAAAAGTAATAGTAAGATTAGTTGTTTGGTCTGCTTGTTTAACTGGAAGTTGTGTAAGAGTAGTAGAACCTTTATACATCTTACCACCACCGCAAGAAAGGATAGTGGCTGTTAGGTCTACATCAATAAACTCAAACAAAGATTCTAGATAAGTAGTAGAACCTAAACCATCACGGTCAGTGGTAACTGGTGTCCAACCCCTGCGGCTACCTAAACGACCAAACTTATCAATAATACAGTTTGTGGCTTTTGTGGCATATCCACTCTCTAATGTAACACCACTCTCTTGAGTGTTTAACCCAAGAAAGCCAAGTGCCGCATTGCTAAGAGCTTTTAATGCACCTGCCATTAGACAGAAGCCCAAGTAAGTTCATCAGGACGTTGCATTGCCTCAATAGCAATTAAGTCTGAAGCTACGCTTCTATAGCGTTCCTCTTGTTCCGCATAACCACCATCATCACCACGTTCAGATATAGCACGAGCAAGAGTGCCCTCTACTACTATTTGGTAAGGGACAGCCAATATATCAGCATCTGCTTCTAATTCAGGTTGTGGTACAATGCAATTAATACGAATAGCATATACGCCATCAGGAATAGGAAAGAAGTCTATCTGACTATCTCCATCATCACTTATACCATTAAAGTTATAATATGCTGGAGCACCTTTTTGGGCAGAAGATAACAAGAATTGTTGGTCAAACCACTTGGTGCTTCTTTGTTGTAGAATAATATCAGAGGTATCATTAATGATATCTAATACTTTAATGCGAGTTGTACTATCTACAAGAGTATAGTTAAATATATTGTTAGTAGTAGTAGCAGTTAGCGTGTTGCGGAGAACACCCCACTCCCACGAGTCTTCTACTTCTCGTTTAACTACATTAACAAATTCACCTATAAGTTTGGAGTAGGGGGTTTCATTAACAGTAGTAACTTCATTCTCACGAAGTCGTCTTAAAACCTTATTTACTATTTCAAGATATGTCAATTTAAAATCCCTTAATTATAATACAATTATACCACAGTAGACTAAGTTTGTCAAGGTATTTATTACCACTTGACTTTGTCTGCCCAGTATGCTGCAGACATTTTACCCTTAGCAATGTTAGATGCGTGACGAGCTTTGAATGACTTTTGTCTAGCTTTCTCAGCAGGAGTACTAGGAGCAGATCCAGCACCACTAACACCTTGTTGACCAAAGCGAATTAGTTTCTCTTTATCTCCTTCTTTTGCTAATACAGCATGAGATTTAGTTGGATGACCTGGAGTACGTTTAGGTTTATTGTACCCAGCAAAAGTTTCTTGTCCTTTTTTAATTGGCATGTTATTTCCTTAAAGTAAGATACATACGTTCACCGATAACAAAGCTCATACACGCACCACTTAAATCTAATAGAATTAGAGTAATAGGTTCAGCAACTGTAGGAGTAAACACAGCAGCCACTGTCGCTAACCAAATAATGATAATTGCAATATACCTAAAGCTAGACCTTAAGTTAGTAACCCAGATAGAAGGTTCACCTGCTGGTTTATCTATCTCTGCTAGTGCTTGCAAACGAGATGTCTCTGCTTGCATAAGTTGTATGCGTTCAGCTACATTGACAGGATTACCTCCTGCACCTTTTGTAAACTTAGCAAAGATACCACGAACACCATCTGTTAAAGCTGGTAGTAGAGCTGGAAATAAGACAGACCACATTATACAATCCCCTTTACAT